GACAACGCGCGTAGTGTGGGGGTAGTGGTGTCCATGCCCACCAAAGACGCACCGCTGTACGGCCTGCCCGCAGACCACAACACCGTCACCAAATACGCGGTGTTCAAGCACGTCAAGCACAACTACTCAGCCAGCCTTGGTACCTTTCTCTTCGAACGCAAAGGAGCGTTGCTCATGCCCCGTCCTGACCTGCAACGCCTTGAACAACACGCGCTCGCAGAAGCCAAGGCGCGTCAGCTGACCCAAGATGAAGAGTACCGTGACATGTCCAGCGCTGAGGCCGTGCTGAAATATCTTGACGCGCACGACGACTTCATCAGCCAGAGCCAAGTGGCCATCGGTGCACATATCCACAAGCGTCGCATTGCGCAGCTGCTTGAGACCTACGCTGAGCGCGACCTCGTCGAGACAGAGGAAAGCAGTACTGGTTCGCGTCGGTCGGTCACGGTGCGCATTACTCGTGTTGGGAAGGCGTGGCTGGCCAAACGTGAAGCCAACGAACACCTGGAATGATCTTATGGTTCCTTCAAAACCCCTGGAACGATCCACCCCACGGTTCCAGGTGGAACCACCGGAACCACCAAAACCGTGTTTTGCATAAAAAGTGCCCAGTTTTGTTCTTATGGTTCCGGTGGTTCCATTAGTGCTGCTAGGGCTGGCGGGGCATAGTTCCTCTGAAGGAACCATAAATTATCGATGTTCAATGAGTTTTGTAGGGCAGCGGGGGTGTGGTTCCGGTGGGGGTAGACCCCCCTAAAGGGGGGCTACTACCCCTCCTGGAACTGGCCACCCTGTAGCTGGTTCAGATCCAGGGGGTATCGGAAGGAACCACCGATGGGTCTTCGTCTCCGAAGCCGCCCACCAGACCACGGTTCATCAGGGTCGTGGCAGCGCAGGGCTCGGCAGCAAGGGGGCTCTCCAGCCCACCCCTCCATGCACGTGCAAAATTTGGCCGACGCAAACTCGCGACATCACGAGGTTCACGCAATGGCAAAGATTCACGATCAGTTGGCCCACTTCATCCAGCAACGGCACATTGCGTTCTTGTGGCGGAAGCGTGGAGGCGACGCGCCGACCGACCCCATCCTGCGCACGTACCGCTTCTGCAACCTGTCGCGTTCGCTGGACACCGGCACCAAGGCGCTCTGGCTTCAGTACCGCAAAGTTCCTGTGCGGCATCTGCCCTTTGCCACGCTGGTGGCACGTTGCATCAACCTGCCCGACGCAGTGGCGGAATACCTGCCGGCCTGCGTGCCCGAGTATTCCGCCGACCTGTTGGTCCAGAAGATGAACCTGCGCCTGCACTCGGGCAAGTCCATTCGCGGCAACGCGTACATGGCCACCACGCACGGCCAGTCGGTGCCGTGGGTCGACTTCTACGCACACGGCGTGTTCCAGCAGGCGTGGGACAACCGCGAGCTTCTGGGCACGCCGACTCGTACGCTTCAGGAGTACTGCAGCGTTCTGACCGCACAACATGGCATCGGTGAGTTCATTGCGGGTCAGATCATCGCTGACCTGAAGTACCATCTGCCTTGGATGATGGTACTGCCCGACCTCGACGAGTTCTGCGTCCCCGGTCCGGGTTCCAAGCGCGGTTACGCGCTGCTGAACAGCCAGCGCACGTGGCACGAGACGGTACGCATCGTGATGCAGTGGGCCAACGCAATCCTGGCCGAGATGCACGCGCCGTATTCGGTCGATGCACAGGATGCTCAGAATATCCTGTGCGAGTTCGACAAGTACATCCGTGTCAGCAGCGGCGGGGTGTATCGGCGAAAGCTGTGACAAACTGCGAGCCACCTCAACTCCGCAAACCGGTCTCGTCATGGCAACCCGCAAGCCCGCAGCAAAGAAAACCGTCAGTCGCAAGCCCACGCAACGGCTCTACGACGACTCCGAAGTCGCCGCGATGGAAGCCAAGGGCGCAGCACGTCGTCGCAGCCAAGCCATCGCAGACGCCTACGCCGCTGGCACGCGCATTCCGCCGCCTGAAGAGTCGCACGAACTGCCCGACAACGCCACGCCGCTCGACGTACTGATCATGGCCATGCGTCGCGCATTCCTCGTCGGTGGCAGCACGCACGCCGCGCAGTTCGCCGAGAAGGCCGCACCCTACATGCACGGCAAGATCAGCACGATCGAACTGAAGAACGCGGTGCGCAACCCTGATGGCAGTGGCACGGGTCAATCCGGCCCGCAGCCGTTCGTCATCGAATTCGTCCAGGCTGAAGACGGTCGGCCCAAGGAATCGTGATGAAACACCTCGACAGCGTGAAGCCGCAGTGTGAATGCGCCATCAGCCGCATCGAACAGGTCATCGACAAGACCTGGGAATGTACACGGCTCGAATGTCCGCACCGACACGCAAGCGTTGCGCCGCCGCAACACGCCAAGCGTCTGGGCAACGGTGGGTACAGGGTAAACCCTGACTTGAAGGACGACTGAGCCATGGGCGTGGCAGACATTGCCCTTTGGAACGCGCAGCAGAGCCTCCACAAGCTCTACCCGGAGCTTTTTGACGCGCCGGTAGCCCAATCCATAGCCAGGGCCACAAAACCGACCCTGCGATTGCCTGCCAAGCTGCATTGCCTGTTTAACCCTGCGCGCTACAAGGTCTTGCACGGGGGACGTGGCGGCGCGAAGTCCTGGGGCATCGCCAAGACGCTGTTGGTGAAGGGCGCAGAGAAGAAGCTGCGCATCCTGTGCGCGCGCGAGCTTCAGGTGTCCATCGAAGACTCGGTGCACAAGCTGCTGAGTGATCAGATCAACGCCGATCCGTGGCTCGCAGAAGTCTACGATATCCAGAAGAAGTCCATCGTCTGCAAGACCACGGGCACCGAGTTCCTGTTCGCGGGTATTCGCAACAACGTCACCAAGATCAAGTCGATGGAAGGCATCGACATCGTCTGGGTCGAGGAAGCCGAAAAGGTCAGCGACTATTCGTGGCAGGTGCTGATCCCAACGATCCGCAAACCTGGGTCTGAAATCTGGGTGTCGTTCAACCCCGACGAAGAGACCGACCCAACGTCACGGCGCTTCCTCAAGAACGCACCACCCAACAGTATCATCGTGGAGATTGGTTGGGAGGACAATCCGTGGTTTCCCGACGAGCTGCGCGCTGAGAAGGACTACCTGTACTCGGTTGACCCCGAGGCAGCTGCGCACGTCTGGGGTGGCAAGTTCCGCAAGAACAGCGCCGCGCAGATCATGCGTGGCAAGTACGTCGTCCAACCGTTCGTGCCTGAGCCTGACTGGGACGGCCCATACTTCGGCGCTGACTTTGGGTTCACTGACCCAAGCACGCTGGTCAAACTCTGGGTGTACCAGAACAAGTTGTACATCGAACACGAGTTCTACGGCTGCAACGTCGACAGCGACAAACTGCCAGAAGAGTACGACAAGATCCCAGGTGCAAAGAAGCGCCAGATTCGCGCCGATAGCAGCCGTCCGGAAACCATCAGCTACTTGCAACGGCATGGCTATGGCAACGTCGTGGCGTGCAAGAAAGGTGAAGGCAGCGTCGAGGACGGCGTGGCGTTCATCCGCTCGTTCGAGCAAGTAGTCATACATACCCGCTGCGTGCATGCAGCTGAGGAGGCGCGCCTGTACTCGTACAAAATAGACCGGCTGACGAAGCTGCCCACAAACGACATCGAAGACAAGCACAATCACGTATGGGACGCGGTGCGCTACGCGCTTGAGCCGCTGTCGCAGCAACGTCAGATGGGTATGCTGACGTACATGAAAACCCTCGCAGACAACGCCAAGAAGGAAACCTGATGGCCCGCAACCGCATCAACAAGCGCAACACCCAGCAGCGCACCAACGGACCCAGCAACCAGAAGTCGCCCATCGACAGCGGCATCATCGCCGACGTCAGTGGTCAGAAGGCCAAGGATCAGCTGGGCGGCGTCAACGGCTCGGATCAATGGATGGGTCCGGGCAATGTCGTCGCGCCGCTGGCAGGCAATGACGCTGGCGTGCGCGGGCGGCAATTCATCTACCCGGTCAACGTCAACACGCGACGTGCACCGCGCGACGGCGAGCCCATCGGCTTCCACCAGCTGCGCAACCTCGCAGACGGCTACGACCTCTTGCGCCTCGTTATCG